GGAACTGAGGCGTTTCTAAGACTGAATCGCGGGACAGCAACACCCGCAGATGGAAGCACACTTGGAGCAATTGTTTTTGGTGACTCTGCGGAGTCTGATGGTGCCTATGTTTACGCTCAACGCGATGGAGGCACTTGGAGTGCATCATCAAAACCAACAAGGTTAGTGTTCTCCGTTACTGCGGATGGGGCGTCATCACCAACTGAGGCGATGCGCATCAAGAATACACGGGTGATCAATTTCTCCAACGCGCCCGTTTATGCTGATAATGCTGCCGCTAAAACTGGCGGCCTTGTTGACGGAGATGTGTACCGCACCTCCACTGGTGATCTGAAGATCGTTTACACCTGATGCCCGCAGACGAGCCTGAAGCCCAGTAGTCACCTTCACTAAAGGGTGAGCAGCCGACCCTTCCCAACTGGCTGTAACACGATTACTCTGGTACCACTGCCACTACTTTCATGGCTGACACTGTATTTACTTGGGCAATCGCCAACCTCGAACGCGAAACCGAGGACGGCTTTGTGTTTACCGCCCACTACACAATCAACGCCAACGACGGCACCTATTCCAGTGGTGCATACGGCAGCATCGGTTTTCAACGCCCTGACAACCTAATCCCCTACGCCGACCTCACCGAAGACACCGTGATCGGCTGGGTCAAAGAAGCACTAGGCGGTGACGAAAAGGTTGCCGAGATCGAAGCTGCACTGCAAGCCCAGATCGACGAGCAGCGCAGCCCTAGCAAGGCTGCAGGTGTGCCCTGGTAGATAGGGTGGCAGGTGGCCGGTCCTCACGCGGTGCTGGCCTCGCCGCAGCCTGCCACTGCGGATCGCCTAAACGCATCAAAAGGGTTTAGGTGTCAAGCTTAGCGGGTAGCTAAGCTGATGGCATGATCGAGCTGATCGCTGCTATCGCTGGGGCGTCGATCTCCGTTGCTGCAATGGGCGCAATGGGCTTTAGCCGCCGCAATGATGAAGCGCGGGATGCAGTCATCCGATTGACCAGCGCAGTGGAACACATTGCCACGCAACTAGAAGTGCTGCACACCGATATCAAAGAAGACCGCAAGGAAACCTTTACGCGGCTAAATACGGTTGAGCAAAGGGTATCTAAACTAGAGGCACAGCCGCGGGCGCGTTAATCATGGATCGTTTTGCTGACTACATTGCTTTGATAGTTGCTATTCATGGCGTTGCTTTGATCGTAGTCAACTTGACCCCTACACCCAAAGACAACGCAGCACTTGGCGCCACCACTAAGGCAGCAGTCAAGATGTATAGGGCCATTGAGATCCTTGCTGGCGTGATCACTCCGTTTGTCAAGCGATGATTAAGCTGAGCGATCTGTTCAAGTACTACAAACACGGCACGCCGCATCAAATGGCGGCCATCTCTGAATTGGAGGCTGAGTTACTAAAGGTTGCGCCTGAAGTCTTCAACAGGGATCAGCCGTGGTACAAGACCTGGCAGGCTGGCGGCAAGTTGCATAATTATGAGCCAGCCATAAAACTCATTAAAGAGTTTGAGGGTGTGCATCTCAGCGCTTATCCAGATCCGCTGCACGGATGGGATGTGGCAACCATTGGCTATGGCACCACGCGCTACCCAGACGGCCGTAAGGTGCAACGCGGCGACAAGATCACCGTAATCGACGCCGACCAGTTACTGGCACTTGAGGTTGAACGCATTGCGGCAAAACTGCGCAATAATGTGCCGTTTTGGAATGAAATGACAAAAAACAAGCAATGCGCGCTGATTTCATTCGCCTACAACCTTGGTGCTGACTTTTACTGCAGCACTGGATTTGAGACCATCAGCAAGCGACTTGCTGGCAAGGATTGGGATGCGGTACCAGCAGCAATGGAGCTGTACCGCAACCCAGGCAGTGTTGTAGAGGCAGGTTTGCTACGTCGTCGCCGCGCAGAAGGCAGGCTATGGGCCGGTGAGCAACAACAGGATCCAGCCAAGCTGTCGCCCAATAGTGCATTTACAGCTCGCATTACGCCGCACGTGCAGCTTGGTGAGTTTGCGCTATTTCAAGAAGCGCGGCGCTTTGACCATCAATACCAGCTCGACACAGCAGCAGAACTGGCAGCATTTCTTGAGCGTGCACGTGTCAAGTTTGGCGGTAAGCCTGTGGTCATCACCAGCGGCTATCGCCCGCGTGCAATTAATACAGCAGTAGGTGGTTCCAGCGGCAGTGAACACCTATACGATGCACCAAGCGTTGGTGCGGTTGATTTCTACATCCGTGAAGTCAACATCAACCACGTGCAAGATTGGTGCGATGCAAATTGGCCATATTCATTGGGCTACGGCGCACCTAAAGGATTTGTGCATTTAGGAATACGAAGCGGTCGCCCTCGCGTTAGGTGGGACTATTAGACTGCAGTGTAAGCCGCTACCAACGGCATGGCGATTACATCAACACGACTATCGCCAGAGCTGCTAGAGGTACGCATACCTTACACTAGCGTCAAGCAGCCAGTCACATTTCTACTTGCGTCTGATGTCCATTTAGATAATCCGAAGTGCAATCGTGGATTACTTAAGCAACACCTAGAAGAATGCAAAACCATTGGCGGTCGTGCATTGTTTTTTGGTGATGTAATGTGCCTGATGCAAGGCAAGAAAGATAGACGTGGCAGTAAGGGCGACATACGACCAGAGCATCTTGGCGGTAACTATTTTGATCTAGTCTTTCGTGAGTCAGCAGATTTCTTAAAGCCATACGGTGAAATGATCCTGATGATGGGTGACGGCAACCATGAAACTGCTGTGCTCAACAATCAAGAAATTGATCCATTAGAAAATGTAGTTCGGCTTATGCGCAATGATGGCGCTGTAACTGAACATATGGGTTATCAAGGCTTTGTGCGTTTTGTATTTGAACGCAAGGAAGGCGGCGTCAGGCGCTGCACATTATTTTTTCATCACGGTGCATGGGGCGGCATCGTCACTAAAGGTACTATGGGCGGTGGTCGCTATGCGCAAATTGCACCTGATGCTGATATCGTATTAAATGGTCACAACCATGAGCGCAGCATTGTCGCCCATCCGTGTTATCGGATTAGCGAAAATGGTAAAGCATGGATTGAGCAGCGCTGGCATTTGCAAACTGGAACATACAAACAAGAGTTTGGCGGTACTGGCGGCTGGGCAGTTGAACGTATTGTGATGCCTAAATCGCTTGGCGGTATCTGGCTTGATTTAACACCACGTGCGCGCGGCGGCGTTGATGTTACGTGCCGCCCAACGGTCTAAGTGGATCATTGCATTGATGGCACCAACCTCATCCCAAAACGCAGTGCAAAACACAAATTCCGGCAAGAGATCTTCAAGGCATGGCAGCATCAATGCGCTTACTGCGGAGATGCAGCTGACACGTTAGATCACGTCAAGCCGCGCCATAAAGGTGGCGCTACTGTGACGACTAACCTTGTGCCAGCTTGCAGGCCATGCAATCGAAAGAAGGGCAGCGAAGAATGGCAGCAGTGGTTCAATCGGCAGGATTCCTATCTGCTAGATCGTGAGCTTGCTGTGCTGCACTGGATTCAAGCATCTGATGATAAAACACCCTAGCCTGCCATTCTTGCTGGTGATCTTTACACATTCCCGCTAGGCAGACCCTCCAGACGTTCCCGACTTTCTGTATTGTTGGCGCCAAGTGGAGTGCCTGCCAGCGGGTTGCCTATCAGCATACGAAGGCGGTTGATGCCACGCCTTTGTATTTCGCACATGCGCGCACGTGATAGGCCCATGCGCTTTTCTAGGTCATCCCATGGCACTGGATTGCGACTGTTGCGTGCGTAGATGATTTCACGTGTACGAGCATCTAAATGCTCGTCGCAATAGTCGCGCACTGTTTCAAGTTGCCAATCGTACTCAACGTCGTATTGTCTTTGATCGGCGATAATGTCAAGAATGTTAGATGATTCATCTTGTGCAGGCTTATCAAGGCTTGTTACTCGATAAGCCTGTTGCAATGTGTCAGATATCACCTTAGGTGTCACATCAAGCACTGCAGCAAGCTCCGCCATGGTTGCTGTGCGTCCGTGCTCTTGCGCAAATGCCTGCGCTGTCTTGTTGAGCTTGATCAGCATTTCATGCACGCCAAGAGGCAGCCTGATGATTGGGTCGTATTGAATCAATGCGCGGCCAATAGATTGACGGATCCACCAGTAGGCGTAGGTGCTGAACTTGTAACCACGGGTGTAGTCAAACAACTCGACCGCGCGCGCAAGACCGATGTTGCCCTCCTGGATCAGATCCAGCATGTCAAGCGTTTGCGTGTTGCGCCTGCTGTACTTGCGTGCAACATGCACTACAAGCTGCAGGTTGGATTGCATAAACTTTTGCCGCGCGCGCTCACCGCTGCGTAGTTCGCGGCGTTCTTGTGTCGTTAAAGGTCTTTCAAGATCCTTTAATTCTCTCCACTTTGAGACTCGGCGGCCAAGTTGTATCTCTTGTTGCGGTGTTAAAAGTGGATACCGCGCGATACTGTTTAAGTAGTCGCCAATAGCGTCAGACATGGAAAATCCGTTAGTACATACAATGGAAGCACAATTTCACGGCGCTGCCAATGCTGCGCAGTTACGTGCGTTACATGCTGCAGCAGATTGGGGCGGACTGCTGGAATATGCGCTGTTGATAGCCGAGCAAGAAGCAAGCCAGCGGTCTCAAATCCACTGGCTTGTGCAAGAGGCGTCGGCAGCGTTGCGGACTGGCCTAGAGCAGTGGCACCTAGATGCCGCTGAGGAACTGCTTCGAAGCCGTCGTCGTGATGTCTGAGTTGTAATGGCCTGTGACGCTGTAGCTGGTCACCGGCTGCTGGCTCATGCGGAAGAACACCATCTGCCCAATCTTTAAGCCAGGCCAAAGCGGCAGTGGCAGGATCTGACGTGAGTTCTTCAGCTCCAAGGTCAGCACGCTGCCATGCCAGCCTGGATCGGCGTAACCGGCGTGCAGGTTTTCATAGCCTTCGCGTGCGCGGCTTGACTTGAGGAAGAACAGGCCGGCGATGTTCTCCGGCATGTTGAACACCTCAATCGTCTGCGCAAGGATGAACTGCCCAGGCTTGAGCTCGTACGGATTTTCCGCCGTGCGTCCTGCAATGCTGAGCGGCCGCATGTTCAGGTTTTCGGCAGATTCGATCATGATCGTGTCACCAAGCCGTAGGTCAAGACTGG